GCAGTTGAGCCACGGCAGTGGCTCTACGGCAAACACCTCATACGCGGCTATGTGTCGGCGACCGTATCGCCCGGTGGCGTTGGCAAGACCACACTGGAGCTGATTGAGGCGATTGCCTTGGCGACTGCGCGACCGCTGCTCGGTGTGCCGGTGCGTGAGCGGGTGAGGGTGTGGCATTACAACCTCGAAGATCCGCGCGATGAGCTGATGCGGCGCGTTTGGGCGATCTGTGAGCATTACTCTATCCCGCCAGTGGAGCTTGAGGGCTGGCTGTTTCTGGATTCGGGACGCGACTGCAAGATGATTGTGGCCGAGCCGGTCGATGGCGTTGTGGTGCCTGCGGTAGCCGCTGAGCAGGTGATCGAGCAGATGCAGCGCTGGGACATTGGCGTGTTGCAGGTCGATCCGCTGGTGAAGGCGCACTACGCAGAAGAGAATGATAACAAGCAGATAGACGCCGTTCTTGATGTCTTTGCTGATATAGCCAAGCGCTGCGGTGCTGCGGTGGATCTCGTGCATCACACGAGGAAGCCGCCGTCTGGCTTTGTTGCTACTGCCGGGGACATCAATACTGCTCGTGGTGCCGGTGCATTGGCCGGTGCCGTGCGGTCAGCTCGTACTATCACGCCTATGTCGGACAAGGAGTCGGAAGCGTTTGACATCGATCCATCGCGCCGAGGCTGGTACATCCGCGTGGACGATGCAAAGGGCAACATGAGCGCGCCATCGAGCGAGGCCGTGTGGTGTGAGCGTCACACGGTTGAACTAGCTCAAGGCGATTATGTGGGCGTTTTGGCGCCGTGGTCGCCGCCTGATCCGTTTGAGGGACTGGGTGTTGATGGTGCGCGCCGCGCACTGACGCTCATTAGCGATGGGCTGGACGACGGCCAGCGATACACAGCGACAGCGAAAGCGGGGACGGACAGATGGGCAGGTTCTGTTCTGCTCGACATGGGACTGGGTGAGGGCAGCGCCAAATCAGTCATTCGCACATGGATGGCGAACGGACTGCTCATCTCTCAAGACTACCGAAACCCGATTCAGCGACGTGTTGGCAAGGGTCTATTCGTTGATTTTGACAAGATGCCGGGGGCGAACAATGAGTGAACATCGTGTTGTTTTGTTTTGGGGCTTTAGTTCGCACTTAGTGCGCACTTTGTTCGCAAAATCGTGTGCGAACAAAAATAACGGTACTAGTCTAGTTCGCACGCGCACGCCAATGCGCTTAGTGCGCATTTGGCGCGCACTTAGTGCGCACTCGACGTTGACTAGTACCGTTGGGCGGTAGTGCGCAATGACTGATCTGAGACGAGTGAAAGAGCTGGTTGGTGATGAGGCTGGGTTGAGAGAATTGTTCTTCGAGGCGGCGGTCGCGGAGCGGAAGATGCCGCGCGCTTATGATCTGCGAGTTCGAGGATATTGGCCGGAGGTGCCGGCCGATCCACACACCGCCTATGGGTATGGCGAAGTCGATGTGCGGCCGGGGCCAGCGTCGGTGGCAGAGATCCGATCGTGGGATATTGCGATCGAGCTGACGAAACTATTGACGGTTGAGGATGCGAAGCTGGTCTGGGCGGCTGCTCACAGCGCCGTCAGGCGCGATAGGGGGCCAGCGTGGCGTCGGATAGCCGAAAAGTTGCACTGCCACCCAGAGACGGCTAGGAGGCGGTTTGAGCGTGCGATATTGGGTCTGTGGTACAAGATGTAGTGGGTTGAGGGGGTGTTACATACTAGGTGTTGACGTAGTAGGTGAAATCGGGTATTTATTGTGTAGAGTGTGGTTTTGTGTCCAAAACCGAGGTGCCGCCGCTTGGCGGCTTTTTTTGTGGGCGATCGATGGCAATCAAACTAACCAAGGCAAAGATGCACTCAGTCTGCGATGAATTAGCCAAAGGCAAGAGCCTGCGCTCTGTCTGCGATGGTGACGACAAGCTGCCGCATTGGGTGACTGTACTGCAGGCCGTTCAGCGTGATGAGGATCTGCACGAGTTGTATGTCCGCGCCAGGGCGATCGGAGCTGAAGTGCTGGCAGATGAGATGCACGACTTGGCAAGACAGCCATTGCCGGCGGGGCTGGACAACAAGGTGGCGAACGCTGAGGTGCAACGTCGTCGGCTTGAGGTGGATACTTTGAAGTGGACGTTCGCCCGGATGCAGCCGCGTGGTGTCAGGCACAAGAAAGAAGATGTTGAGCAACAGACTGGCCCGGTCATGCTGGTGTGGGGTAACGAACCCGAGGCTGAGCCTGTGAAGACAGAGCCTGCTGAGGTGGTGAAGCTGGTAACGGACAAGGGCTGAGGACCCGTTAGCGTTAGAGCTTGTCAGTCATAGCGACACGCGCGCGACCGAACCCTAGCCAGGCACCCCCCCCAAACTTAATTTTCGCATTTGTAATGCGAGGGTCAGCGCAATGTTATCAATGACTTAGGTGACCTAGTCGCACCACACACGCAAAAAATAATTTATTCGGCCGTGATCGTGGTGTGCGATTTCCTGAGCGGACCCCCCACCCCCCCAAGAGAATTGCGCGCCCTCTACAGACGTATAATACGTCCAGAACTGAGGCTCATCGTGGCTAAGCCTAAGTCAGCCCCCAACCTTGTACAGATCAAAAAGAAGACCTCGATCGGTCAATCGAGCCTGAGCAAGCTCACCCGCAAAGGCAACACGCGCAAAAAGTACCGAGGCCAAGGCAAATGAAGCGCGACTACGGCAAAGAGTACCGCAGCTACCACGCGAAACCTGAGCAAAAGAAGAACCGCGCCAGCCGCAACAGCGCACGCCGATCGCTAATGGCGTCCAACCGCGTGCGCAAAGGCGATGGCAAGGATGTAGACCACAAAAACGGCAATCCACGCGATAATCGCCGCAAAAACCTGTCTGTCATGTCCCGCAGCGCCAATCGGAGCAAGAAATGACCGCCGCGTGGACCCGCAAAGAGGGCAAAAACCAGAAAGGTGGCCTCAACGAGAGGGGCCGCAAGTCATACGAGCGCGAAAACCCCGGATCTGACCTCAAGCGGCCAGTCAAAAAGGGCGATAACCCGCGCCGCGCATCCTTCCTGGCGCGTATGGGCAAAATGAAAGGTCCAGAACGCGACGAGAAGGGGCGCCCCACCCGGCTACTTCTCTCTCTCCGAGCGTGGGGCGCCACCTCAAAACAGGACGCCGTGAGCAAAGCGGCAAACATCAGCAAACGAAACAAGAGAAAAGCATGAGCCTCTACCGCAACATCAACAAACGCAAAGCCGCGGGCACTAGTCGCACGAAAAAGAAGTCCACGATCAGCGACAAGGCATATGCCAACATGCAAGCGGGATTTCCGAAAAAGAAAAAGAAATCAATGATGGGCCGCGCGTGATCTACAGCGCCTACTGCGTGCCAGCTCGCGATGGCACGTTTAACCTGTGCATCTTTCTTGAGGGTTTTAACGACGAAGATCAGGCCGAGCGATTTCTCGACGCGCTGATGTCGCCGCTGCAAGACAGCCATTTTGAAATCAGCGCAACCATCCACTAATGCAAACAATTCAGATCGACTACACGCCGCGTCCGCTGCAGCAGGAGCTGCACACGATGCTCGATCAGAACAGATTCAACGTGCTGGTCTGTCACCGTCGGTTCGGCAAGACAGTCTGCGCCATCAACCATTTGCTCAAGCGCGCAATTGAGGAACAAAAGCCAAACCCGCGCCTTGCCTACGTCGCACCAACCTACAGACAAGCCAAGAATGTCGCTTGGGACTATCTCAAACAATTTAGCGAGAAGATCCCCGGCACCAAGTATCACGAGACCGAGCTGCGTTGCGATTTGCCAAACGGCGCACGCATCAGCCTTCTAGGCGCTGAAAACCCCAACAGTCTAAGAGGCATCTACCTCGACTTTGCTGTCATGGACGAAGTCGCAGACATGCCGGCCAACATATTTCCCGAGGTCATTAGACCGGCGCTGTCTGACCGCAAGGGCAGTGCTGCGTTTATCGGCACGCCACAAGGTCACAACTATTTCCACGACCTATGGGAAGCAGCCGCCACCACGAAGGGCTGGCAGCGCAAGATATACAAGGCCAGCGAGACCGGCATTGTAGATGACGATGAGCTTGAGGCCGCAAAGGCCACAATGACCGAGGACCAGTACAATCAAGAGTTCGAGTGCAGTTGGGTCGCGAACGTACCGGGCAGCGTATACGGCAAAGAGCTACAAGACGCCGACGACGCAGGGCGCATCACAAGTGTCCCCCATATTGGGGACCACCGAGTTGATACGTACTGGGATCTGGGAATGCACGACTACACGGCGATCTGGTTCGTACAGAACGTGGGACGCGGAGACATTCATGTCATTGATTATTATCAAAACCAAGGCGAGGGCTTGCCTCATTACGCTCGCGTCATGGATGAGAAAAACTATCTCTACGGCAACCACTACGGTCCGCACGATTTGGAGGTGCGTGAGCTTGGCACCGGCAAAAGCCGCCGCGAAGCTGCGCACGGTTTGGGCATCAATTTCCGCACGGTACCGCGCCTTCCGATCGAAGATGGAATACATGCTGCGAGACTTTTGATTCCGCGCGTTTACTTCGATCGAGACAACTGCCGCGAGGGTCTTGAAGCACTGCGGCACTACCATCGCGCTTACAACGAGCGCACCAGACAATTTCGCGACAAGCCGGTCCATGACTGGAGCAGCCATGCCGCCGACGCATTCCGCACCGCAGCGATCGGGCTGCAAAACAGCACAACCCGCAGTCGCGCACCACAACAGTCTGCGGTGATGGACTACAACCCGTATGAGCATCAAGGGGCATCGTTATGAGCTTCATGTCACCACCAAAGGCGCCGCCGCCGCCACCCGTGCCGCCTGTGCCGCCAGATCCGCCGATCAAGCCGAAGGACACCAAGGAAACCGATCGCGTTGAGCAGCGTGCTACGAAGAAGCGCGGCCTGCGCCAGGCAAATGTGACGGGCGGTCTCGGCCTGCTGACCGAAGCGCCGACCACAAAAAAGACGCTGTTGGGGCAATAGAGAATGGATGATCCACGCGCAGATGCGCTGATGAAGCGTTTCGGCACACTGAAGACGCAACGCCAGCACTGGGAATCCCATTGGCAGGAAGTCGCCGACTACATCGTGCCGCGCAAGGCGGACATCACGAAGAAGCGCACATCCGGCGACAAGCGCAGTGAGCTGATCTTTGACGGCACGGCGATCCACGCGGCTGAGCTGATGTCTGCCAGCCTGCACGGCATGCTGACCAATGCAGCGACACCGTGGTTCTCAATGCGTTACGAGAACGACGAGCTGAACGGCGACGACGAGGCAAAGGAATGGCTCGAAGGCGCGACTGACGTCATGTACCAGCACCTCGCCAGGTCGAACTTTCAAGAGCAGATCCACGAGCTTTACAGCGACCTCGTAACATTCGGCACTGCGGTCATCTTCATTGAGACCGACGACGACAACGGCGTGCGCTTTAGCACGCGCCACATTGCCGAGTGCTGGGTCGCAGAAAACGAACAAGGGCGCGTCGATACTGTCTACCGGCAGTACAAGACAACGGCGCGCGCCGCCGTGCGGCAGTTTGGGCAGGATAAGGTCACAAACAGAATCCAAAAGCTGAACACAGATGATCCTTACGCCGAGATCGAGCTGCTGCACGTCGTAATGCCAAGAGAGGATCGCAACCGCCGCAAGAAGAACGCGGTCAACAAACCATTTGCCAGCATCTACATCGACCCAGATGAGAAGATGATCATCGGCGAGTCTGGCTATGATGAGTTTCCGTACTGCGTGCCGCGCTTTTTAAAGGCCAGCTTTGAGATCGGCTACGGGCGCAGCCCAAGCATGACCGCGCTCAGCGACACGAAGATGGTAAACAAGATGAGCGAGGTGGTGATCCGCGCAGCTCAGCTCCAGATTCATCCGCCCATGATGGTGCCAGACGACGGCTTCGTCCTGCCCATTCGCACAACGCCAGGCGGTTTGAACTTCTACCGCTCAGGCACCCGCGACCGCATTGAGCCGTTGAACATCGGCGCGAACAACCCGCTCGGCGAGCAGCAGCTAGAGCAGCGCCGCACCGCGATCCGCGCCGCCTTCTACGTCGATCAGCTCATTCTTGGACAGGGTCCGCAAATGACCGCGACGGAGGTCATCCAGCGCACTGAGGAAAAGATGCGCCTGCTCGGCCCGGTACTCGGACGCCTGCAGGCTGAGCTATTGCAGCCGCTGATCAACCGCGTCTTTGCAATTCTGTCTCGGCAAAAGCAATTCGCCGCAGCGCCCGACAGCCTGCGCGATGGCACGATCGACATCGAATACGTCAGCCCATTGGCGAAGGCGCAGCGCAGCGGTGACATCCAAGGCATTCTGCAGATGATCGAGTTCCTGATGCCGTTGATGCAGCTCGACCAAGGCATCGTTGACTATCTCGACTTTGACGGCCTTGCCAAGCACATCATCAAAGTCACCGGCACGCCTGCATCGGTGGTGCGTGGTGAGGGCGAGGTGTCTGGCATTCGACAGCAGCGCCAGCAAGCGCAGCAAGCACAAGCCGAAATGGCAGCAACGAGCCAGATGGCAGAGGCAGCAGGCAATGCCGCGCCAGCGTTACGCGCTGTTGACGAAACACAGGTAGATCTTGAGCAGATCTTGGGTGCCGCCCAGTGACGCCAAAAGATCAGAAGGCAGTCTATCGATCGGTCTTGAATAGCGAGGACGGTCAGAAAATGCTTGAGGACTTGAGCGCTAGGTTCGGACTCTGGAAATCGAGCTTCACGCCGAACTCAGACGAGACGGCGTTTAGAGAGGGGCAGCGCGATGTCGTGCTGTTCCTGCATGCACAAACCAAGGATCAAAAACCACCGAAAGGGTAAACAGATATGTCCGACGAAACTCAGGTAGCGGAAGCTCCGGCAGAGGCCGGGGAGGCACCGTCTGGTAACGAGGACTGGCGGTCAGCACTGCCCCCAGAGCTAACAACCGATCCATCGCTGCAGCACATCAACAGCGTTGAAGCGATGGCAAAATCTTACATCAACGCACAGAAGATGGTCGGAGCTGAGAAGCTCGCGATACCTGGCAACTGGGCGACCGATGAAGATTGGGATCTTGTTTACAACAAGCTCGGCAGGCCCACCGAATCAAAAGAGTATGAGCTGGGCGACATGACCGGCGAGATGGCTGACTGGTTCCGCGATGCGGCGCACAAGTCTGGTCTGTCCGGTCGCCAAGCTGAGAACCTGGCGAAAGCCTACGCCGAGTTCGGCGAGCAAGCGGGTTCAATGTCCGACGAGCAAATGGAAGCGCGCCGGGTCGAGACCGAGACGGAATTGCGGCAAGAACTGGGCGACAAGTTCGATGTGTCGATGCAGCGCGCTAACGAGCTGCTCAAGGAATTTGACGCACCGGACCTGACCGAGATCCAGCTTGCCGATGGCAGCTTGTTGGGCGACAACCCGGAGCTGGTCAAGTTTATGCTCAAGCTATCCGATTATGTCGGTGAGCAGGTAAGCGAGGACGGCCTAGCCGGCCGCGATAGCCGACCGAGCATCAGCGATAGCGATCTGCAGGCTCGCGTCAGCGACCTGACTGCAAAGAATAGCCCGTACTGGGAAAAGCATCACCCGGACCACGATCGTGTGGTTGCCGAGGTGCTGCAGCTCAGAGAGCAGCTCTATGGAGAGTGATGAGCTGCGCCTAGAATGTTTGCGTCTCGCCGTACAGTTCGGCAGCGCGCGCACGATAAACGATCCCGTCGATCTCGCGGAGAGATACTTCGAGTTCGTGAAACCCGCGGATAAGCGAAAGGCTCCGCGGCGCAAGCCTGTGAGTAAGGCGGACCAGTCGCCCTAAGCGACAGTAGGTCGGTCGCAAGACCGAGAACCAACGCACACATTCAACCACAACTGTAGGAGCATGAGTATGTCTACTCAGATCACTACTGCATTCGTGAACCAGTTTTCATCGAATGTCAGTATGCTTTCGCAGCAGATGGGTAGTCTGTTGCGAGGGGCCGTGGACACGGAAAGTGTCACCGGCGAAAAGGCTTTTGAATAAAGAGCCACCGCCCAGTAATGGGCGCGTGCAAACTAGGTGAATTGCTGGGAACCCTAAGTCCGCAAGGATATGGCAATCAGCAGGGAAGCCGCGCAAGCGGAACCTTCAACGACTATCCCTTCGGGGAGTAGGGCCAAGTGGTCCGAAGCGCCTAGCCCCTAGTTTCTAGGGTGATGATATAGTCTCGTCCCTGTCCGAAAGGCAGGGGAGCTGCTTCGTGCAGCCGGTCTAGTTTAACGAACTAGATTGAAGAAATCGTTTTCGACCAAATCGGAGAAAGCGCCGCCATCGCGCGCACATCGCGCCACGGCGACACACCACTAGTCGAGACACCTCACTCTCGGCGCATGGTCGCGCTCACCACTTATGAGTGGGCTGACCTGATTGATGATAGTGACAAGGTCCGTAAAAATATGCGGCTTGATGGAGCAATCCATTTCGAAAATCTGGTGAACTCAGGGGAAACCTCGTAAGAGACAATCCTGATCCAAGCCCCAATTTGGGGAAGGTGCAACGACCATCCCGCAAGGGAGTAGGCTGGAAGCCCAGCCGAAGCGCCAGACACCCATCTGGGTGATGATATGGTCTGATCTGCGCGGCGACGTGCAGCAGCGAAAGCGGTCTCAGTTTAGCGAATTGAGGCGAACATAATGATGTTGATCGACCCGACGTCCAGCTATGCCCGTGCGGCTGCTGCGGCAATGGGCCGAGCGATGGACGACACGATCATCAGTGCTTTAGGTGGAACCGCAAAAACTGGCAAGGAAGGAACGACTTCAACCGCGTTCCCGTCTGGTCAGAAAATCGCACACGGTTCCGCCGGGCTAACCGTTGCCAAATTGGTTTCGGCTAAAAAATTGCTAGACGCACAGTCGGTGGATCCGTCCATTCCGCGATACATCGTGGTTAGCCCTGAGCAGATCGAAGACCTGCTCAACACGACCTCTGTCACTTCTTCGGATTTCAACACCGTCAAGGCGTTGGTCCAGGGTGACGTAGACACGTTTGTTGGTTTCAAGTTCATCACTTCTAATCGTCTATCCGACGATGGCACCTCGCGCCTTTGTTATGCGTGGGCGCAGGACGGCTGCAAGTTGGCGGTCGGCAAGGACGTGATGGCTCGGATCGATGAGCGCAGCGACAAGTCTTATTCCACGCAGGTTTTCTACTGCGCGACCTTCGGATCGACCCGGATGGAAGAAGACAAGGTCGTTGAAATCGCCTGTAACGAATAGGGAGGATTGAAAAATGGGTACAGCTACTTCTACGCTGGTCACTAATTTTGAAGCCGACCCGCAGGCACTCAACGATGCTGCCAATCTACATGGCGCGATGCGTGTAGCTCAGGCAACGATCGTAGTTGCAGCAGGTGACTCGGATGATAACGACATCATCCATCTGGCACCTATCCCGTCAAACGCGACTGTTCCGCATATCTTTATCGGTTCAGACACGCTCGGCGGTTCAGCCACAGTCAACGTGGGCATTTACACCACCGCTGGCGTTGTTGTTGACGAAGATCTCTTCGCTTCAGCAGTTGCCGACGCTGGCGCTCTCGCCGACGTTCGACATGAGGCATCCAACATCAACACTGTTGGGAAGAAAATGTGGGAGCTTGCTGGTGCGTCTGTCGACCCCGGTGGCTACTACTACATTTCTGTGACGATGCAAGCCGCTGGTGGAACTGAAGGGGATCTCTCCTTCATCATCCACTATGTGGTCAGCTAATTGATTGGGGGGCTTCGGCCCCCCTCTCTCTTTAAGGAACACCAATGGCATCTGACGTAGACATTTGTAACAGCGCGCTAAACATGATCGGCGCGTCTAACATTATTTCGCTCACCGAGGACAGCCGCGCCGCGCGCGTGTGCAACCAGCGGTTTGAGTTTGTGCGCGATGCAACATTCCGCGCGCACCCGTGGAACTGCCTGGTCACACGCACCAGCCTCGCCGCCGACAGTGAGACCCCGGCATTTGAGTTCGAGTATCAGCACACGCTGCCGACCGATCCCTATTGCCTGCGCGTGCTGCGTCCGCAAGACATCGACACGATCTACAGGATTGAAGGTCGCAAGGTCATGTCGAACGCAACGCCATTCAAGATGATCTACGTCGCGCGCGTCACCGACGCAAACGAGTACGACCAGCTCTTGATTGAGACGATTGCATCGCGCCTTGCCGCTGACATCAGCTACGCGCTCGTCAACAGCGCAGCACTCTCGCAGAGCCTGATGGCAATGTATGAGGGCAAGTTATCTGAAGCGCGCTTTGTTGATGCGACGGAAGGCACACCCGACAACGTCATTAACGTCGATCGCGCGACCTATGTCGAAAGCGATATGTTTATCGCGTCGAGGTTCTAGGTGCCGAAAGTATCAAAAGCGTTCGCGAACTTTACCGCTGGCGAGATCACGCCACGCTTGTTCGGGCGCACAGACATTGCCAAATATGAGAACGGTGCCGAGACCGTTGAGAATTTTATCGTCCAACCGCATGGCGGTGTGAACCGTCGCCCTGGCACCCGCTTTATCAGTGAAGTGAAAAGCAGTGCCAACGCAGTTCGACTAGTGCCGTTCGAGTTTAATGTTGAGCAAGCATACATTCTTGAGTTCGGACCAACCTACTTCCGCATCTACAAGGACGGCGGTCAGGTGGAATCTGGCGGCTCAGCGGTCGAGGTCACGACAGTTTATACCGCGTCTGATCTGGCAGGACTAAAGTTTGCCCAAGCGGCAGACGTCATGTACATCGTCAGCCCCAACCACCCAATCTACAAGATCACTCGCACCAGTCACACCGCTTGGACAATCACCGAGGTAACGACTGCGCGCGGACCTTTCCTTGACCAGAACATAACGACCACTACGCTGACGGCGGACAGCCGCGACGGCACCATCCGTCTAACCGCAAGCGCGGATCTGTGGACCGCCAACGATGTCGGTCGCCTCGTCAAGATCGAGGACGGATTTGTCAAGATCACGTCGCGCGTTTCCGCAACAGTTGCAGACGGTACAGCGCAGGAGCTGGAGGACGGGCGGTCAGAGATTTTGCCAAACTACGCAGCGGCTACAATTTCATTTCACGAGGGAGACCCAGACGCGACCGGGCTAGAGCATAACGATCGCATCGAAGACACCGCTGCAGCTTTTATCGACCAAGGCTTTAAGAGCGGTCAGACAATCATCATTAGCGGATCAACCTCAAACAATACGACTGCCGGACATTTAATCGTCGATGTGACCGACAGCGTTATCACACTAGCACCGGGCGCTGACTTGGCGGCAGAGGGCGCAGACAGCGGCCACACGCTGCAGGGCAAACTGGTTGCGACAACCAAGTGGTCGCTGGGCGCTTTCAGTCTCGCGACAGGATTTCCGCGCGCGGTAGCATTCTACGAGCAGCGCCTTGTGTTCGCTGGCACAGACAGTCAGCCGCAGACGTTATTCTTTTCGCAGTCCGGCGACTTTGAGAACTTTGAGAGCGGAACCGAGGCCGACGACGCGATGGTCTATACGATCGGCTCTAATCAGGTAAACGTCATCAGGTTCCTTGCATCGACGCGCAATTTGATACTCGGTACATCGGGCGGCGAGTTCGTTGTGCGTGCTAGTGGCGCGGACGAGGCGATCACCCCAACGAACATACAGATCAAGCAACAGACGAGCCACGGATCAGCGGACATCATGCCGGTACAGGCGGGTAACGCTATTCTGTTCGTGCAACGTGCCAAGCGTAAAATGCTTGAGCTGCAGTTTAACTTCGATGTTGATGGATACGTTGCGCCTGACGTTACGCTGATCAGCGAACACATTACTGAAAACGGTTTAGACGAGCTGGCGTACCAGCAAGAACCCGATAGCATTTTGTGGACCGTGCGCGGCGACGGGCAGCTTGCCTGCATGACCTACAAGCGCGAGGAGCAAGTTATCGGCTGGTCGCGTCAGATTATCGGCGGCAGCTTTTCCACCGGCAACGCAGTGGTCGAGAGCATTGCATCGATCCCTGGCGACCTAAACGAGGATCAGCTTTATTTTGTGGTTAAGCGCACCGTTAATAGCGCAACTAAAAGGTATATCGAGTTCATCAGGGACTTTGACTTCGGCACTGATGTGGCCGACGCAATCTTTGTTGATAGCTCGCTGACCTTCACAGGCGCGACCAGCACGCTGGCTGGTGCCGAGGCGGCAGATCAAACAACTATCACGCTCGCAGACGCCTCTTCGTTTCCGAGTTCTGGTGCAATCAAGATTGGCACCGAGGTCATAACCTACAGCGGCAAAAGCACGAACGATCTGACGGGCTGCGTTCGCGGCGTCGTTGGTCCCGCAGCGGCGCACAGCTCAGGCGCAACAGTTACGCAAGCGGCGTTGTCTCTGTCGGGCTTAAGTCACCTCGAAGGCCAGACCGTCAGCATATTGGGCGACGGTTCGGTTCACCCGGACAAAACGGTATCGAGCGGCGCGGTCACGCTGGAGCGGTACGTGACGAAGGCGCACGCTGGTCTGTCCTACAACTCGACACTGCGGACGCTGCGCGTTGACGCTGGCAGTGCGATGGGTACGAGCCAGGGCAAAATCAAACGCATTAACGAGCTTACGGTTCGCCTGCTCAAAAGCGTGGGCTTGAAGGTCGGGCGTGATGCAAACAATTTGGACATCGTGCCGTTTCGATCAAGCGCTGCTGCAATGGATGCACCGATCGCACTCTACACCGGCGACAAAGAAATTGAGCTGAACGGAAATTACGACAGCGACGGGCAGCTCACCATCCGGCAGGACCAGCCGCTGCCGATGAACATCCTCGCCGTCTATGCAACGCTGAGTACGTTTGACCAGTGAGGCTGGTTCCGTTTGAGGTCGCGCATGGCGAAGCACTTCTTGAGGGCGAACTAAACGACGACCGCAACCGCCCACCAACGAAGTTGGGCGCATTTATGCCAAACCTCGTGCATCCGGGCATGGCGTTTTCTGCGATCGACAATGGATACCTGGTTGGTGCCGCTGGCATCGCTCCGCTTTGGGAGGGCGTCGGCGAGGCGTGGTTGCTCGGTGCGGACAGGATAGCCAAGCATTCGCGCGCGGCAGCAAGGATCGCAAGAACCGGGCTGCTCAATGTGGCCGAAGAGCATGGGTTTTGGCGCGTGCAAGCTGCGATGCGAAGCGACTGGCCGGAGCTGGCGCGCTGGGCGCGTTTTTTGGGAATGAAACACGAAGGCACGATGCTGCGCTACGGCGCGGACGGTGCTGACTATGAAAGGTATGCGCGAATATGGGAGTAGAACTTGCAATAGCCGGTTCGGCAATCTCGGCCTTCGGGCAAATGCAGGCGGCGCGCGGCACAAAGGCTGCGGGTAAAGCTGCGCTGGCGACTGCCGAATACAATAAGTCGATCCGCGATCGAAACGCGCGTGTCTCTGATCAGGAAGCCAAGCTGCGCGAGCGCGTCGGCGATCGCGAGGTGCGCGAGTTCCGTGAGGACTTCGGCAAGCTGCAGGCGCGCGCAGGTGTAGCGTTTCGCAAGTCTGGCGTCATTGCCAGCAGCGGCACGCCGCTAGAGGTGATGATGCAGAACGCCAACGAGGCAGAGGAAGATGTGCAGACCATTAGGCTGCAGGCGGCGACCGATGCCGGGCGTATGCGGCAGCAGGGCGTCAACCAGCGACTAGCTGGTCAGCTCACTCTGCTTGAGGGCCGATCGCAGAAGATGGCTGCAGACATCCAAGCGCGCAGCCAGATGTTTGGTGCCGTAAGTTCCGCCGCAATGAGCGGCTATAGAATAAGTCAGATCGTGTAATGAAGGTTCCAACCTACGACGCGCAATTCCAGCGGCCACGCAAGGGCCAAGGCTTACCGATCACGGCCCAGCTAAATGCTTCAGCGATGACGGCACCCGCACGCGCCTTTACCGACAGCAATCTAGAGTTTGCGCAGACTGGCAAAAAGATTGCGGACTTCGGATTTAAGAAAGCCGAAATCGGCGCTGAGAGTGAGGCGTTACGTGCGCAGAGCGCATTGCAACTTGAGCTGGCCGACCTAGAAACGCAAACACTGAAAAATCCAAATATGTCTGCAGCGGAGCAGCAGTACCGCACAGGCAGCAAGATCCTCATCGATAAATACAGCAAGACGCTGTCTAACAGCCTAGCGCGGCGATCGTTCGCCGCGTCTGCAACAAAGGTGCAGACGCAGGGATTGCTGTCGTTTACGAAATTAAATAACGCGCGCGTGGTTGCAGCGGCAGAAGCCAATCTCACTGTAGACACAGATTCGTCAGTAAAGATTGCCGCAAATCTATCTTTAGGTCCAACGGCTCGCATATCTGCTGCGGTGTCAGGACAAGTGCGCATTGGTGACTCCTTGGGAGATATCGGCGCAGAAGAAGTGCAGAAGCGCAGCGAGGTCTACTATGAGGATCTGGTAGAAAACACGCTTGCCGCCCACATAAACGCGCCAGGCGCAGACGTGATGACAATCGTGCAGCAGTTTCGTGAGGGCAATTTAGCCGACACGGTTCTGCAAAGCGCCGCAGCAAACCTGACGCCTGAGAAATTAAGCGACATTGCCAACGATGCGACCAAGCAAGCCAACAACATAATCAAGCTGCGGACGAACCTGCGCGAGCAGAAGGAAGAGCAGGACAACCAAGCGAACGACGCTCTGCACAGGTCAATCGTGAACGTGGACCGCGACGACCCCGAGGCTGTTGAACAGGCTAGAAACGATTTGGACCGGCTGCTTTCGGCTGGTTATTTCACGAAGCCGTCACAAGTGGATGCCTTGCTGCGTAGCCTAGAATCTGAGTCCGAAGGCGGCGCGTTCCCGAAAAAGTCTGCAGCAACCGACGATGCAGAGGCTGACCTAGAAGAAAAAGAAAGCCTGAACCAGCTAAGTTACGAAGAGCTGTTGGCGAACAAAGACAAAGTGACGAGGCAGTGGTACACGGGCATGCTCAACACTTTGGAGCAAGAGCGCGGCGAAGCTGAAACAGACGCTATCAACGAGTTCAAAGCGACGTTCAGATATACCGAGTTGGCTGATAGAGAGCTGATCGGCACGCCATCTCGACAAGCATATCTCCAATCAACGCGCGACATCCGTCGCTTTATCCGAGCCAATCCCGGCGTTTCGTATCAGGATGTTATGGCTGAAGCGGATCGTTTAATTAAGCTGCAGAAACCGAGGTTCGAAGCACAGTTTGAGCAATTCAAAACACAATCATTGATTTCGGGGTATTCGTTACTCACCCCAACGCTGAAAGGTAAAATTCCAAACCCGGCGACAGCAAGCCTTGAAGAAGTGCAGAAAGCGGTTGCTGCGCAATTAGCAGCGGGTAGCCCCGACATGCTGCTGCTTGGTTTCAACAACACGCTAAACAAAGCATTTGACCTGCGGATATTTGATTGATGAGCAGTTTTGACGACATGACTGACGAGTATCAGGTCGCCGCGTCTGTCAGCCAGACGGACTTTTCGCAGCTTGGGATAGACGACTTTGCCAACGTTGAGTTCGACAGCGACGGCGCACCGCATGGCATGGTCATGGGCGTGCCTGTCGCAATCAATCAACCTGCACCAGCACCGCAGATTGAAGCGCCCACCACACCAATAGAGGCAGGAGTACCTGCAGAGGCGGAAGAGGCACCAGATCAAAGCATCTTCAGAAAAATAGGCGACGTTGGATTTGCGCTCGATTCAATTTTCAGCGGTCTTACTTCAGGTGTTGTTAAGTTCGTTGCCAATACCGCGAGCGGACTTGGACTTGTTGACCAGGACAAGGTTGATCAATTTACTAAAATGATGGATGAGGCGAGTGACGTGGCGTTTGAGGGTCGCCCCGGCGCTAAGGTCTTAGGCGCTGCCGGTAGTATGACCGGACAGTATGTTTTGCCAGCGGTGACTGGTTTCAAGGCGCTACGCGCTGTTGGCGCTTCGCCGGTGTTAGCCTCTGTCGTTGCGGATAGCCTGACTGGCTATTTCGGCATTTCGCCAAACGACGAAAACATTTTCAATATGATTTCTGAGGACACCGCTTCGCCAGCCGCTGCTGCGGTGCGCAATTTGTTGGCGACAGATCCCGATAGTTCTGATTGGCAGAACCGCGTCAAAACCGCTGTGGAAGCGTTGGCGTTTCTTGGTGGCAGTGAGGCGCTGATTCGCGCGGTTCCTGCGGCGGTGAGAAAAAGTAAGGAGCTTCTTAAAACTGATCAGGGCCAGAAGATTGCTGACCTTGTTGGGCAAATAACTGCCGCTGGTGGCTCCGCAGCACGCGGCGTTGACCAGGCGCTCGATCGTGGCGTTGATATGATAGGCGGCGGCAACACGCTGGGCATGGGCGTTGGGCCTGTGCCAAAAGACCCTGTCTCTGTGCCAAAAACGACTGTCTCCCTGCCAGAACAGTCACGCATGGTAAGCGCCAGATTTCCGACGGGCGCACGTCGATCAGAAGACCCCGTGGCCTCGCAGCTAAACATTGGGTACGAAGCAGTATCTGCTGATCCAAAGGTCTTACAGCGCAACACAGATATTCTGAGAATTTATCCCGGTGCGCGCGCTGATGCGTCGGCTGATCCTGTTGAGTTTGCAGGTCAGTTTGTAAATGACGCAAAAGAAAATTTAATTTGGCTACACAACCGCGTGCCGGAGCAAACGCGCCAGCGATCTAAGCTCTGGTACGCTGGCGCCAACAAAATTTCGCAGGAGTTCTCTGCAAGATTTAATGTACCTGATACATCCGTTGCGGGCGTGATGGCTGCGCTGTCTCCGCAAAAAGATTGGTTTGTGAATGTTTCGCTTGCCGAGCGCACACTCGATATTCTGACAAACCAAAGGTCTTTCCAATTTAGCGATGACATGGCTCGTCGCATGGAAGAGGTTTTCTCTGGCGATAAATACAAAACCTTGCGTGAAGCAATGTCGGGCAAAAGCCTAGACGATCTTGCGGAGCCAGAAATGAAGGCGTTTTTTGTTCGCCTTTATGACGAGACATATAACGACAGATCACATCGCGTAATTATGCCGGAAGGCGATTTTGGTGATGTTGTTATGACTGATAAGGGACAGCCCAGTGGAACTGGCTGGGGGTCGCTTGTCGAAATATCTAAAGCTGTGCGCGCATACGAAAGTAATGGTGATCGCGCTTTGATGACCGACATACTTGGCTCAAAGCATAAAGTGCGCAGTTTCTATAACAACATCATTGAGCCTAATAGCGCAAACGGCGATGTAACAATTGACACGCACGCCGTTGCTGCGGCGCTGTTGCGTCCTTTGTCTGGGGCAAGCCGAGAGGTGCATCATAATTTCGGCTCAACCCCGTTGAAGGCCAAACAGCCGGAGGGCTGGCAGGCTTCTGCAAATTCATCTCTAACGGGTGTGCAGGGGACATATGGTCTCTATGCGGAAGCATACAGACAAGCTGCTGAAGAGCTGGGGATATTGCCGCGCGAGCTGCAATCTATAACTTGGGAGGCGGTGCGCGGTATGTTTACGGGTCGCTTTAAAACTGCTAAAAATGTGCAGGCTATAGACGACATTTGGCGCAGCTATAGCAACGGAGATTTGTCGATTGACGAAGTCCGACAAGCCGTTGAACAAGCAGCAGGAGGTATCAATGCTCCAGCATGGCAGTGATGACGTAGTTACGTTGATGAAGCGTATGGGTCTTCCGATGGATCGAGAGACGTATCTAGACCTCGCCTATTTTGGCAATCCACCGGAAGAGCTGACCGCTGAAGAAGAAGCGGAATTACCGGACCAATTTAAGCAAGAGTAATCTTGCTTTGTGAAGAAACAAGGCGCCTTCGGGCGCCTTTTTTATTGGAATAACGCATGGCAATTTCAGAACAAGCAGCCGACGCTTCGCGTCGGGGCGGCACCCTTGCGCCTGATGACGAGGGCGTACAGGTCGCTGGTCTGGTTAGCGAGCTGTTTCAAATGCTCGGCAAAGCACCACGACGTGCGGACGAGGGCGTGCCTACGTCGGTCGAGGAAGGCATTGCGCTGCCGAAGCGTGAGCTGGGCGAACCTGATCCATACCAGCAGCGGCAAGAGCAGCTTGCGCCGAGGCTATTGTCGACAGAAGGCCAACAGCGATTCGACGAAGCCGGTGGCGTAGCCACAGACGCAATCAATCCGCCACCAACGGTTGAAGCCTTGGACGCGCTTGATGCAGATCCGGTTGCCGATGTTGTTGGTGACGCACAAGCCGCACTGCGCCCTGGCGCAGGCGAGGCTGGTGCAGCCGATAACATAGACGCCGCTGGTGTTGTTCGAGCTACGGAGCCAGAGCGGGTCAGCAACTTTGTGCGAAGCGGCGAAGACGGTCTGGACTTCAATTTTCAAAACTTAAAAACCGGCGACGACGTCAAGAACATGTTCAACGAGGTCAGCGAGATTTACGCTGACCCGACTGAGGCAGCAAAGCGCGGCGTAATCGGTCACGGTGAGACGCTTGATAGAGCTGAAGAGCTACTTGCTGACGAGCTGGGCTTTACCCGGACCATTCTCAAGCGCAAGACCGGCGAGCTGCTCAACGCTGAGCAAGCCACTGCCGCGCGCATTTTGCTGGTCCGATCGGGCGAGCGGCTGACCGACTTGGCGCGAACGATACGCGACGGCGCTGACGATTCAGCCACCCTGCTGAATTTTCGCAAACAGATGGCAATCCACGCCGGCATACAGATGCAAGTCAAAGGAATGCAGACGGAAATTGCGCGCGCATTGTCTGCCTTCAACATTCCGGCCAGCGCGCGAACGGCAGAAGCACAGGCGCAAGCAGCGGCAGAGATATTGCGCTCGACTGGCGGCGCAGGCGAAGCAAAACGCCTTGCAGCAGGCTTGTTGCGCGCAGCAGAGGAGGGCGGCAACAACCCGTCAGCGGCAATTCATGCGTATGCTTTTCGCGGCTACCTCAGTAAGGCTAACGGCGTGTTCCAGGAAGTGTACGTCAACGGTCTGTTGAGCTGGACCTATACCCACGTCAAAAACTTCTTCGCCACGCCCGTTTTCATGGCGTACCAGACAGCCGAGGAAGTGCTGGCCGGTTTAGTCGGCGGCGTCGAGCGCGGCATTGGCAAAGGCGTAAGCGCGCTCACCGGCGCAGATATGTCAAAGGGGTATGGCCGCGCTGGTTTTGGCAGCACCGCTGACGGTGTGTATGCCGGACAAGCGATGGCGCGCGTCTACGGTTGGAGCCGTTCGACTAAGGATGCTCTGATTACCGCAGGCAAAACCTTTAAGTATGAGCAAGGCGCGGACGCTCTAACAAAAATCGAAGGTGGTCAGCTTAAAGCGATCAGCGCCGAAAATCTTAATCTGAGCGGTATGCCTGGTCGGTTTGCTGATGCTACTGGTAAAACCATCCGCATACCGGGCCGGGCTTTGATGTCCGCTGATGATTTCTGGCGCGTCTATAGTCAGCGCGGCGAGCTGTATTCTGAAGCATATCATTCCGCGATGATGGCGAGGTCGCTAGGAAAGACTGATCAGGAAGCTCTTGATAACGCAGCGATGGTCATTCTTGATCCGCGCTCATATGCAAACCAGCTTGATGAGGCCGCGCGCTACAACACGCTCACGACCGACTTGGGTCTTATGCGCGACCTTACAAGCAACTTTCATAAGTATGTACCGTTTTTTGGCCGCGTCCTGCTTCCGTTTGTCAGCGCACCGACCAACGCAATTCTGCGCTCAATGGAACGCATGGGCGTGTCTGGTGGATACTTTAAAGATCCAGTCGCACGACAGAAGGCAATCGCGCGCGCCGGTATGGGCTTCGGCGTCATGTACACCTTTGCCGAATACGCATCGTCGGGACGTGTTACCGGGGCGATGCCGAAAGATGAAAATCAACGCAATATGCTGCCGCCAGGCTGGCGTCCGTATTCGCTTGTGTTTAAAGGCGACGACTGGCCGAAGGACGCAGACGGCGACGACTTGCCGATGTTTGATCCGCGCACCGGCGTTCCAAATGGCGCACTGACTTATGTGAGCTATGCGGGTCTTGAGCCGGTCGGCGCTATCCTTGGCATCGCAGCAACGACGGTTGAGCGTATGCGCCGCACCAACGATCCCGAAGCGCGAAACTCTCTTGCAACCAACGCGATCGCTGCGGGTGCGCAATACTTTACTGAAATGCCAATGGTTCAGATTATTGGCGAGATTGTTGAGGCGTTTGAAAAAGGCGATATCAGTCTGGCGCTTGAGGGGCCACTCAAGTCAGGTATGCCGTACTCGGCAGCGATTCGAGCTGGTGAGCGCGCAGTAGATCCCACGCAGCGCAGACCCAGCGGTGCCGTCGATTATTACACGCTAGAAGAGGTGCAAGGGATGCCTCCTGGCCCTGACGGCAACCCGCAATACGAGCTAGTCGGCACGATAAAAGGCACGGTAGGCGCCGGCATTCGTGATGCGTTGGCGCAGTGGAACTCGATGCTGAACGATCGCGTGATCATGGGCGGTGCCAGCGATGAGACGTCGGCGATCCAGTACGACGTATTCGGCGAAGAGCGCGAAATGGGTGTGCGGTTTGACGTCAATCCAGTGCTGGCTGCGTACAATCTGATCTTGCCATTCAATATCCGACAGGGCGAAGAGCCTAACGCGCTGCAGCGCCTGCAGATCACGCTCAACGGGCCGCTGCGCACTGCCAAGGAAGCAGCAGACGGCTTTGCCTTTAGTGAGGCGTTTCAGTCGGAGTGGACGCGCGCGGCAAAGAAAACAATCAGCGTGCAGAACCCGACGACAGGCACAGCGGAAACATTCACGCAGGCGCTTAACAACCTAGTCAGCTCGGTCGCGTTTATTAGCATGACCGAGAAGGAGCAACGCCGCGCCATGCGCGAGGTTGAAGACCGCTTCTACGACGCTGGCCTAGAGGTCGTGTTTGCCATGCCGGAGTATCGAGACGTTGCGCGCGCTTATCGCGACTTCATCACAATCAAGGACGTATACAACGAACAAGGGAAAATCAGGCGATGAGTGTCAGCTCAACCACCACAAAAAACAGCTATAGCGGAAACGGCTCGACCACCGCGTTCGCGTATGCGTTCAAAATCTTTGCCGATGCGGATCTTGAGGTCATCATTCGCGCAAGCACCGGGGCCGAAACGGTCAAGACGCTCACGACGCATTACACCGTCAGCAACGCCGGAAACGATAGCGGCGGCAATGTCACTTTTACTACGGGCAACACCCCGGCATCCGGCGAAACGGTTGTCATTCGCCGCAACCTGGCGCTGACGCAGTCAACCGACTATGTGGAAAATGATCCGTTCCCAGCCGAGTCCCATGAGGACGGCCTTGATCGCCTGACGATGGTCTCGCAGAATCTGCAAGAGCAGCTCGATCGATCGTTTAAGGTTTCGCGCACCACGTCAATTACAACGCCTGAGTTTGTGGATGATGCTACGGCGCGCGCGGACAAGCTGCTGGGATTTGCCAGTGACGGCAACAGCATCGAAGCTGTTACAGGTCGCGTCAGCAGCGTCAGCGTCAGCACGGTCACTCCGACCGCTGGCGCAGCAGGCAGTGCGACAGCCGCTTTCACGGCTAGTACCGGCGCCTTGGCGCTTGGCGTGCCGCAAGGCAGCACGGGTCACGCCGGCGTGTCGATGCAGTATTCGACCACCACAACTGACGCCGATCCGGGCGCTGGGTTTATCCGGCTAAATAACGCCAGCCTCGACAGCGCAACTATCATGTATGTGGACGACAGCGACGGCACC